TGCCGCGTGATGCGCTCCCAGTGTTACCAACTGCTGCGAACCACTTGTTACCTTCCCATATTTTAGTACCTACCTTGTGCTTGCTCTTTACCTTCAAGTGAGCAAAGCCTAGATACATAGGCATGTCTTTACCCTCATGCCAGAAGCGTAGGACTAAGCAATTACCTAGAACATCACTCCAAATGTTTACTACTATTGTGCCTGTCTCCGGGGCAGTGATCCAAGCGCCTGTAGCTGCGCCAAAATCTAATCCTCGGTGTGGGCTAGTCCTGTTAGCTGTCGCTCCATAGAGGGCTGTGATGCTCGCTTTAGGAAGTGGGTATCTCAAATTAGAACCTGCGAAACAACTGTAACAGCGAAAGCAGTTAGTGCAGCAGAAGCGAAAGCAGTAATCCAGGCATTCTTCCAGCGAGCCTTTTCTAGCTCTCTGATTCTGTCCTCATGATCTTGAAGCATCTTAAACCCTGCTTTTACGTCTGCCATGTCACCTACTAGCTTTAGTAGTAACTGCTGCTGCGTGTTGCTTCTTGGTATCTGCTCAGACATCATTCGACTTCTTCCCAGTTTCCTGCTGTTTCATTCCAAGAATAAAGGGCTTCATCATCTGGATAAGGTACAGGCGCTGACCATGTGCAGGTTTCTTTATTTAGCTTCCAAGATTTATAGGGCTTTGGAGCAATAAAAGCATCTAATGTTGAATCGTATTTGTACCCTATGCCTGCGTAGTTTTTTCTAATACTGCCTGTATCGGAAGTCCTTACGCATAACTGACCGCGAAAGTTGCCGTAGTATTCAGCCCAGTTTGAAATTCCCTCGATAATTGTGCCTTCTTCATGACCAGTAATAACCTCAGTTACTATCTTTTTTGAGTTGAGAAAAGCGTATTGTGCCATTATTCAATTCCTCCTAAACAAAACTGACATTCGCTGTGCCTGCTGTAAATGTTGTAACTTTATACCCAGGCAATGCAGTAGAGGTACTAGAAGTTAGCCCTGCACCTACTGTTATTGTGAAGCTATTTGCGTACTTAATAACAACAATTCCTGAACCTCCATCTGCTGCTGCCGTGAGAGCTCCACCGCCGCCGCCGCCAGTATTTACAGTTCCGTCACTACCAGTGTTTCCACCGCCATCGGTTGAAGTTCCTTGACCGTTAGCACCCCAGCCTCCGCCGCCGCCTGCTCGCGAAATTGCAGTACCAGAAATTGAAGAAGAAACACCAGAACCACCATTACCGCCAATTTGGCCATACTCGGTTGCTCCAACTGATCCAGCACCACCGCCGCCGCCGCCGCCGTTCCCAGTAGTGCCGTCTCCACCTGCAAAACCTTGACCACTTATAGCAACTCCACCAGCTCCAATGTGAGCACCACCACCAGAACCCCCGTCTCCACCTCGGTTAAAACTGCCACTAGAACCACCAGTTCCACCACCACCTCCGCCTATACAGCTAACGGTTGCGAATGTCGATGAGTTCCCAATTCCTCCCTTTTGTCCTGATCCATTAACTACACCTGCTCCACCTGCACCAATTGTCACTGTGTAGTTTGTTGAAGGGGATAAAGTAAGCGCGGTTTCAGCGGAAGCTCCGCCGCCTGATGTTCCTGCGCTAGTTCTAAAACCACCAGCACCGCCGCCACCAAGACTAGCTCCACCGCCTCCGGCAATAACCAAATAATTAATTACCAATGGCGATACACCTCCACTAGAAGCTGACCAGATACCCCAAGGCACTAAGCTCATGCGAGATCGCCGACTAGATAATAGCTGTTTGTCGCTTTCTTTGTAATGCTTGCTCCTGCAAACTGACCAGCGGTATCTAATAGGCTATCTTTTGAGTTTAGAGTGACCCCTGCGCCTGCTGCGAAAGTAATTTCACCTGCTGCGTTTTGAATAAAGTTTATTGTTTCGCCGATTTCAATTTCATCATCTACTGTTATTGTGATGGCCGCCGTTGCATAGATAAAGCTGTTAGCGTCTCCGGCTACGATTGTGCGTGAAGTTGCCTGCTCGCTAACTGTCGCTCCGGTGTCTGGCAAAGCTATAGCATCTGCCCAAGCCGCTCCGGTGTATTTGGTTAGATTGCTCGTGCCTGTTAGGTAAGCGAACTGACCGTCTACAGGAGCAGTTATAGCAGCATCTCTAGCGGTTGAATCTGCAAAGACCGCGATCACCTGCTGCATTAGGTTTGTCTGTAGGTCTGACGCTGGAAGCGTGTTGCCGTTTGCGAATATTTTATAGGTCATTTTATGCTTCTTTCCATAGGTCTAGTGTAGTGAGCCAAGTTTCTGAGTCAATGAAGTGACTCACTTTTACCATAGTGTAATAATCTAAAATTTCTAAAGTGTCCTGCGAGAAGTCCACTGCAATTAGCTCGCCTGGTAGTAAGAATGCTGCCTCCGTCAAGTTGCCTAGTCTGTCTAGAGTTAGCGTTTCTACATTTTGCACTAAGTCAGTAGGGGATTGATTGAAGACTAAACTTGACCAACGCTCTAGCTGCTCTGTGCTTGTTGTATTCAGCGTAACATCTTTGGCGTAGGTTCCATAGAGAGAGATAGAGTCTACATCTTCCTGTAGTACGAAAGTGTCAGGGTCTGACTTTAGCTCTACTCGGAGCGAGTTGAAGACTTCATCACTACTAGATAGCGTGTTAATGTTTGTCATGCATAAGTGATTTAGAGTTCCGTGATTATTCCCAACTGTGTAAACTATCTGCCCTGATCCTAATACATCTATACCGCCTAGCTCAGAACTGCCTAGCGTGAAGTAACCGCCTCCCACCGGGAAGTCTGGAAGGATTGAGGGCTCTGGTCTGGGAATAAATACAAGCTCCTGAGTTTCTGAGTCTATCCAGAATAGCCCTAGCCCTACCTGTATCGCATCTAGAATTAGCTCTGTCGGTATTACTTGAGTGAGTGTCTGGGAGGGTATGCGACCTGCTGCCGGTTTACTTAGCGCGCTAATGCTACTGCCGTATTCGTTAGCAATTATCTCTAGCTGCTCTAGTGGAGAAACATAGCCTTCTGCATTAGAGCTATCGAAGTCTGCTATACGAGTATTAAGTAGCTGCTTCATAGAATCATAAGCAATTACTTGCAGCAGATTCTTACCGTCTATTGTGTAAGTGCCTCCTATGCTGTCCACTATGCCGCTCCAAATAATTTGGTCTACAGCGTCTTTTACTAATTTGATTCTTACCGGGACACCTGGGCGAAAGGAAGAATTTTGGGAAGGGTCGTAAGTATAGGTCTGTAGAGTTAAACGCGCTCCTGCCGGCTGCGGTTGGAAGTAGAGCTGATCCTGAATTGAACCGCCGTTCTCTATCAAGGCTTTATTGACTGTGCATGAAAGATTTTGCCAAGTAAAGCTATTAGTGCCTCCACCGTCTAGGACGTTTTTGCCGCCTAGCAAGCTCTCGTTGATGATAAAAGTGTTGCCGCCCGATAGAACTCTCGAGCTGCCTAAAGTGCTTATGCCAATAATAAAAGCATTCTCTGAGCTGTCCGGCAGAAAGAACTCAACCCTTAGATCACTTGTAATGTCGAAGTTAGCTATAGACGTCATCGGAGAAGGTTTCTGCTGCCTTGGATTTTTAGAACGTTGTTTATCTCGTTGATAATCTGCTGACCATCTACGTTAGCCCGGTTGATGTTTATAGTGATGGCGTTGCCAAACTGATCAAAGCGACCCCTACCCCCGTTAGAAATGCTTCCCTGCCTAGCACTCTCTCCGCCGCCTGCTTGCATGTCCGGAGCAAACTTAATTTGATCTGCTGCTTGAGTTGCTTTGTTGCGAGCGCCAAGTAGCTGCTGAATGCCTGCAAGCTTCTGACCTGAGTTGCTCTTATAGCGAGCGTCTGGTCCACCCAGTAGTAGGTCTAACCCCTCGAAGGTTTCCTGAGCAAATACACTTAGAAAAGTTAGCGCCTTGATTGCCTGGACTACTCCATCACCTAACCAGTTGAAGATCTGATCTGATGTTACTTTGCCGGAGGCTATGCCAAAGGTCTGAGCGAATACGTCTATTGCATCACCTATGTACTTCATTTGTAATTGTGCTTCGCCTGCCGGGTCTATGATTGCTGCCCAAAAGTCTTGCACTGCTGGGATAACTGTCTCTAGAATAAACCCTTGGAAGTCCTGCATTATAGGCATGAACTTTTCGCCAATTTCTGCGCGTGTATTCTCTATCTCTGCTTTTAGTATGCGCTGCTGATTAGCTAGCCCGTCTGAGGTGTTTGCAAAGTCTCCGGTTACTCCTGTAGTTTCTTGCATTAGCAAGCTATAGCGAGCTGTGACCTTCTCTGCCTCGGTCATTTCCCCTGTGCCGTCTGTAATTCCCTTTTCTAAGGCGTGAGCTTCTACCGCTGCCGCGCTTAGGTCTATTCCGTACATTCTTAGCGGTTCGGATTGCCCTGCTAGTCCAGACTGGAATTTAGCTAGTGCATCTCCTACATCAAGATTAAATACTGAGGCGAAGTCTGCTCCGCGCTGTGAGATCTCATCAACTACCTCGACAATGTTTCCGCCTTCTCCGGCAATAGTTCCGGCGAAACTAGAAAACTGTGTAGCAATCCCAAACAACTCTGTTTTAGAAAGTCCTAGCCCTCTAGCTGCATTCTCACCTAGCTCTAGAATGCCTGCTGCTGCATCTCCAAAAGATACATCTACCGCGTTAGTTGCTTCTGAGAGATCGCTAGCTGCGTCTATAGCTTTCTTGATTTGTGTTACTGCAATTACACCTAGTGCTATGCCAATGGCGGCTGTTGTTTTACCTATGTTTGCGCCTATTTTGCCGAACTTTTTGCCTAGGTCTGCGAAGCTGTCATTAGCGCCTTTAGTAGCCTTTGCGAGATTTTTGTACTCTCCAAGTATCTCTACATTTAGCACTAAGCTCATTTGCTTCTTCTCCTATGTACCTCAGTTGCAAAAGCTGAGTATTCTGTCCCTGTAAGCTTTCTATACTCACTAGGGCTAACACCTGTAGCTATGACGAACTCTGCCATTTTCTTAGCATGATCTTCAGCTACTTTTTTCCTTTTGGGTCTGTCGCTCCGAGCATTCCTAAGGCTTCCTTTTGAGTAACTGCCTCAGTATCCTCGAATTTGTAATTAGGGTTATCTTGCTTCATCGCTACATAGTAAAGCACTCTGAGCGCCCGGCCTTTAGGTTGCCCGTCTGCAAAGATTTCGTCTATGCTGCGACCTACTAGCAGCTCTATTTCTTCTACTTGCCCTAGTGTCATTTCATCGAAATTCATCATCTGTGCTTCCTTAGAGTTTCGTTTTAGCGGTTTCTGTTTTGATTAGCTTCTCCATTTGACTGAAGTAGTTTTCATAGATTTCTGTTCTAGTGTAGCCGAGCGCCCTAACAAAGAATGGCTGCGGTCTTATGTGTCTTTTGAACCAGCCCCAGTGAATCGGATTAGCGTAAGGAACTCCGGAGCTAGAACTTCTGTTGTTACCTGCCTTGACTGTAATCTTGCCCCTGGCTGTAGCTCCAACCCTGATGCTGTTTCGCAACGCTCCTGTTCTAACCGGGACAAGTCCGCGCGCCTCATTAGCTACCAGTTCACCAGACTCTTTTCCAGCGTCTTTTATAGCGTCTTTAGGCACT